CAACAACTTTGATATATTGATCAAAAGTAAATTCTGTGCCATCTAAATTTAATGCAACTCGTTCATTTTTATTATAGTATGGTAGGTTAATAAAATTACCGTTTGTAAAACTACCATCTGGCCCTGTTCCAAGTTCCGTTTGTTTTGGATATATTTCTGTTGTTGGATTTAATTCTAATGTATATAATAGTTTGTCTAAAAAATTTCTTAAAAAACTAGCTTTGACTTTTTCTTTTGTATGAATGTATAAATGAAGTCCACCACTTTTTGATTTAACTGGTATAACAGGTAAATTATTCTTTTCTATAATTTCTAAATATTTTCTTGGACTAAAATCTTGATAAGCTTTGGAGTCTATATCAATTGCACCAAAACTAACGAAACCATTGTCATCACAAGGCTGTATGCCAATAGATTTCTCACCCTTAAGATGTTGTAGATAATCCGTGGATGTTAGTTGTTTACCTGCCCAACCGTGTTTTACTTTAAATTTACCTGTTGTTGAATCTTTGTAACCATTACTAACCTCTGCGTATCCATAATCTCTTTTTAAACCGTCAAATATCTGTATAAATTTTTGTTCCATGCGAATTTTTGATGGGCGCTTCCACTCTCGCTTCCACGCCCACAACCTAGGATTCTATTAGTAGTGTGCAGAATCACTTGCTGTTTGTTCTTCACCATGTTTTACTTCAACATCTCCTTTAGAGATACTTTCAGCAAAACCTTTTGCTTGATGATAAAGATCAGCATTTTCTACGGGACCTACTTTACTAACTTCCCAACCAAACCAAGTTCCTTTATCGTTTGATTGTTGAGTAGTCTTCAATAAATACTGATGACTGAAAGAAGCTGGAGTAAACATTCCATTCTTTCCTTTGAGTTTTATGCTTTGCATCATGCTATTCCATTTTCTACTAATCTTTAATTGTGTAGATTTCATGGCAATCAAAGCAGTAGTAGGAACATTTCCTGCCACAATCACAAAGTGTTGTGCAGTCTTTTCAATATAGTTACCGTTCGATAATCTATCTTTGAAATCAGATCCTCTAGTTGTTTTGGTCATGATGTCTGAAGAAGAAGGATAAATGTTTACTGGCGCACCAGATCCATCTTTACCTCTATCTCTCCATTCGACATACTCTAATTTGTAGTAACAAGGTATAATATTAACACCTTTATCACCATTGAAGATTTCACCTGTTACTGAATTGTATATCATTCCAGGTTCAGCACCTTCAACATACTTGCCATCTCTTTTGTTTACTTCTGGAGATAGTTGTCCAAGTATTTTAAGAAATGGTAACGCAAGGTCTTCTTGTGTCATTTTATCCATTCCCATATTCGCATCAGCTTCAAATACATTTGTCGCTAGTGCATTTTCTTTTTTCTTGATTAGCTCTTCTTTGCTCATCGTTCGTTCTCCTATTTACTTGTTATTTTAGTTCTGTTTCCTGCGAACACATTAAATAGATCCGTGGGCATCTCTTTCCCAGACTCGAGACGCTCACGAACCAATGCTTTAAGTGTCATTGGTTCAACCTTTAACTTCTGGGTCGGTTGATACCCTTGACCTTGTGCAAGGACAGCATAATCTGCTGCCTTGTTATCCTCGTTACGACCAAAGGAAACAGTAATCTCATTTTTAATAAGATCGCCTAAGCCGTTATTACGAAGCCAGTTAAATGCCTCTTCTTTTTTTGCTGCTGATATTGAGGCACCATAGACGGGTTTAACTTCAACTGAAGATCCATCTGATAATTTTAGTGTAGAAAGATTCATCTCTTGCATCATAGTTGGAATAACTTCT